GATGTGACCGGCCTGCAAACGGCGCTGGATAACAAGCTGGATGACAGCGAGGTTGGCACCGGACCCAACCAGCTTGTTCGCCTCGACGGTTCTTCACGCCTTCCGGCGGTTGATGGGTCGCAGCTTACGGGGATTTCTTCTGGCTTCACGTTGCCCGTCTCCAGCAAGTCCGCCAACTATACGATGGTGGCTGGCGATAAAGGCTCTGAGATTAAATTTACCACGGCGGCGAATTTCACGTTGCTGGACCCTGCTACCGCCGGGAACGGCGCGGCTGTCGCGATCAGTCATGAAGGATCGTCGGGTGATGTTGTTCTAGTTGGAACTGTCGACGGCATCACGGATAGGAAGATGCGCCCTGGCGATCGCGTCATGCTCCGAAGCGACGGCGCGAATTGGGAAACGGCATGGGGCATCTACTCGTTTGAGAGCAGCGAGCAGACCCTTGCAACCGGGACGCTCTATGCCGTCAACCACGGGCTCGGTGAGAAGCCGACAATTGCCTTCGCTGTGTGGCGTGTTGCCGCCGATCACAACGGCTGGGCCGTTGGCGAGGAATTTCCGGCCATGGGCTCCAGTAATTTTGGTTCGTCTTACGGCGGCGCGTTCATGTTCGATGACACCGAGATAGTCGCCATCACGCAACAGACCTATCAAATGCCGCAACTGCGCTCTCGTTCGGCTCCTGGGTCGACAGCCGGCTACGCCACCGCCTCCAACTATCGGCTTGTGTTCAAAGCGTACTGCATCAAGGGCTGAGAAATGGCGCAGAAGTTCTATATCGACGCAAACGGCAACCAGTTCTCGCTTGATGGTCGAGAGCCCGATCCGTCTTGGATTGAAGTCCCTGAGCCGCGCCCGGAACCCGGTATGACTTGGAACGGGCAGGCGTGGGCCTTCCCGAAGGCCGCGCTCAAAGCCTTGGCTGCCGATAAGCGTTTCCGCGTCGAAACCGGCGGTCTGGTTGTCGGCGGCATTCCCATCGCGACCGATCGGCAGGCGCAGGCGATGATTACCGGCGCCGGCAATCTTTTCGACAAGGACCCGTCGCTTCTGACGGTTGATTGGTCGATCGACGCCGAGAATTTCGTGACGCTCGACAAGGCGACTGTGCAGCAGAACGGCATCCTCATTGGCCGGCATGTGCAGGCGAGTTTCACCGCGCAGCGCCAGATCGTCGCGCTCATTGACGCGGGCGACATCACCACGGCGGAACAGATCGAAGCCTGGGCCGGCTGGCCCAGCAACAGCTAACGGAGGAAGCGATGGCATACGGCAGGGACAGCGACGGCGGCAAAAAGGACTTTCTCGGTGGCCGAAGCGCAAAGCCGGTCGCGCCGGCACCTACACAGGCGCATGGCGGCGCGACGTTCGTTTCCGGACGCGGCGTCGGCAGGGATCGCAACGGAAGCCTTGCCTCGATCATGACGGACGATGCGCCGGAACCGTTCAGCGGGAACGACAAGGGCCGCAACACGCTCGGCCAGGGCAAGCCGGTCAAGAAGAAGTCGACGCTCAAGGCGCCGATCATTCCGACCGAAACCGTCACCGAGTTCAGCAGCGCGTCACCGAACACGCCGACCAAGAAACAAGTTCCGATCATCCCGTCCTAAAACCAGAAGCGTTAGGAGCGCGTCATGGCAGAGAGCGAAATCAAAGGTGGCATTGAAATGGATCGGCGCTGGCGCATCGACAAGCACATCAACGTGGGGTTCATCCTTGCCGTCGCGATCCAGACCTTCGGCGCCGTGTGGTGGGCGTCGCGCATTGACGCGACGATCGAGGTGATGGCGAACCGCATCACCGCGCTGGAGGCGCAGACCGCGCAGGCCGTGGTCGAGCGGCAGAAACTCGCTGTTCTCGAAACCTCGCTGTCCGCTGTGAAGGAGAACATTGCGGACAGCAAGATCGCGCTCCGCAAGATCGAGGACATGCTTGTTGCGATGTACCAGACGGACGCGGGCGGAAAGCGAAAGCAGTAATGGCCGCCGTATCGCCGCATGTAAATCAGGACTTGCTCGCGCTCCGCGCGGCAAAGCGCATCTTGCGCGCCAAGAAGGCGCGCGAGAGCCTGATCGACTTTGCCTGCATGACGATGCCGGACCCGCGCGATCCGGACAACGCCGACCTGTCGCGCTACAAGCCCGCGCGGCATCATCACACGCTGGCGGCGGCGCTTGAGGAAATCGCCTTCGGGCGGTGGAAGCGGCTCATTATCTCGATGCCGCCGCGCCACGGCAAATCCGAACTCGCGTCGAAGCGGTTCCTGGCGTGGTTCATTGGGCTGTTCCCGCACCTGTCGACGGTGTTTGCCACCTATGGCGAGGACTTGGCGAACGATTTCGGCCGCAAGGTCCGCGACATCATGGAGAGCGACCCGTACCGGCAGATTTTCCCGGACGTGCGCCTGAAGGACGGCGCCAAGGCTGCCGATCGACTGGAAACGACCGATGACGGGCTGATGATCTTCGTTGGCCGTGGCAACGCCATCACCGGGCGCGGCGGCAACCTGCTGGTGTTGGACGATCCGATCAAGGATCGCATCGAAGCCAACTCGAAACTCATTCGCGATCAACTGTGGGAGTGGTTTTCGGATGTTTTCATGTCTCGCCTCATGGACGATGAGGGTCGCGTCATCATCATTCAGACCCGTTGGCATGAGGACGATCTTGTTGGTCGGCTTACTGACCCGCGCAATCCCTGTTACAACGAGGCCGTGGCGTCCGAGTGGCGCATTCTCAATCTCGCCGCGCTCGCGCTGCCGGACGACCCGATGGGTCGAGAGCCGGGCGCGGCGTTGTGGCCGGAGCGGTTCAGCGCGAAGTTCCTTGAGGCACAGCGCGCGCTCAATCCGCGCAATTTCTCGGCGCTCTACCAGGGCAAGCCGACGCCGGACGATGGCGCGTTCTTCAAGCGCGAGCATATAGTCGGCTACGGCCGCATGTCCGATATTCCGGACAACCTGATTTTCTACGCCGCCAGCGACCACGCGGTCAGCACCAAGCAGGAGCGCGACGCGACATGCCTTGTGCCTGTCGGCGTCGACCAGTACGGCGATATTTGGGTGCTGCCGGAGGTCTATTGGAAGCGCAAGGAAGCGACAGAGGTTGTCGAGGCGATGCTTGACATCATGAAGCGTCGCAAGCCGATCTTCTGGTGGGCCGAAAACGGACACATCACGAAGTCGATCGGCCCGTTCCTGCGGCAGCGCATGCGAGAGACGGGAATTTACTGTTCCGTCGACGCGATGACCCCCACGACCGACAAAATGTCGCGCGCGCAGTCCATCCAAGGCCGCATGGCTATGGGCAAGGTCCACTTTCCGACCTTTGCGCCCTGGTATTCGGACGCGGTGGATGAACTGCTGAAATTCCCGAACGGCGCGCATGACGATTTTGTCGACGCCCTGGCTTACATCGGCCTTGGGCTCGATCGCATCGCGCCGGCGCAAATGGTGCGTCCGAAAAACCCGTTCGGCAATGAGCCACGCCCCGGCACGATCGCCTGGATCAAGTGGGCCGCTCAGGTTGAAGAACAAGAACGCCGCGAACTCCTTGAGAGTGGCGGATATTGAGAGGTGACACATGATCGAGAATGAAGGCGCGCAGCCGGAAGGCCAGGGCAACATCATCAACCGCGACATCCCTGAGCCGCATGAGGCTCGCGCAAACCTTGTCAAGAAATGGGCTGACCGCGTTCTCGCGGACAAGAAGCATTTCGAGGACAAATTCAAGCGCGTCCGCGAGGACATGCGCTTTGCCTACGGCATCCAGTGGGATGGCGCAAAGGACACGGACAACGATGGTCGCTATACCGCGAACATCGTGCTGCGTCATGCCAACCAGAAGGTCGCCGCGCTCTACGCCAAGAACCCGAAGGCGATTGCCCGTCGCCGCAAGCGCCTTGAGTACGGCGTTTGGGACGGCAACACCGCCACGCTCGAAATGGCGATGATGCAGGCGCAGAACGCCATGATGGGCGGCGGCATTGTCGATCAGGCGACGATGGGGCTGCTTGCCGATATTGCCAAGGCGCAGGAGCAAAAGAAACTGGTCGACAAGATCGGCAAGACGCTGGAACTCGTCTATGCCCACTACCAGGACAATCAGCCGGTGCCGTTCAAGACCAGCATGAAGAAACTGGTCCGACGCGCCACCATCGCCGGCTGGGCCTGGGTGAAGCTGGATTTCATCCGGACGTTTGAACAGCAGCCGGATGTGCGGGCGAAGATTTCCGACATCACCGAGCGCCTTGCTGCTATCGAGCGCCTGAATGCCGATCTCAATGATGGCGAGATCAGCACCACCGACGCCGAGGCTGAGCAGCTTCGTCTTTCGTTGCAGGCGTTGCAGGCTGAGCCGGAAATTCTCGCGCAGGAAGGCTTGACCTGGCATTTCCCGAGCCCGACCGCGATCATTCCGGACAAGAAGTGTGTCCAGCTTCAAGGCTTCGTCGGCACCGATTGGGTGACGGAAGAATTTTTGCTCACCCCGGAGCAGGTGAAGGAAACCTATGGCGTCGATCTTGGTGATCGGTACACGCAATACATTGACGACAAAAGCGGGGTGCCAAAGCAGGCGCCCGGCAGCGGCACGACCGACCGCGAGAACGGCGGCAAGTGCATGGTGTGGGAAATCTACTCGTCCGCTGACGGGCTCGTTTACACCGTCTGCGATGGGTATCCGGATTTCCTGCGTGAGCCGCATGCGCCCAATGTCAAGCTGGAGCGGTTTTATCCGTTCTTCCTGCTGGCATTCAATGACGTGGATAGCGAGATCGACATCTTCCCGCCGTCCGACACCTCGTTGCTGCGCCCGATGCAGAAGGAATACAACCGCTCGCGCAATGGCCTGCGCGAACACCGCAAGGCAAACCGGCCGAAATACGCCACGCCGGCCAACCTTCTGTCGGATGACGACAAGAGGAAATTGCAGAACCATCCGGCCAATGCGCTGCTGGAACTCCAGGGGCTCGCGCCGGGCCAGAAGGTCGATGATCTTCTCCAGGCCGTGAAGCCGGCGCCGATCGACCCGGCACTGTACGACACCGGCTTTGTGATGGAGGACATCTATCGGGTTGTCGGCTCGCAGGAGGCGAACATGGGTGGCGCGTCCGGCGCCACGGCAACCGAAACCTCGATCGCAGAGGGTTCCCGCGTCACCGGGCTTTCGTCCAATACGGACGATCTGGACGATCTGCTTACCGACATGGCCCGCGCCGGCGGCCAGGTGCTTCTCATGGAACTGTCGCCAGAGAAGGCGGCCGAGATCGCCGGTCCTGGCGCGGCATGGCCGAATATGTCGCGCGCTGAGATCGCCCAAGAACTGCTGCTGGAGGTCCAGGCCGGATCGTCGGGCCGCCCGAACCGTGACAAGGACGTTGCGATCCTGGAGCGGCTGTTGCCGTTCATGCTCCAGGTGCCGAAGGTCAACCCGGAATGGCTCTTGAAGCAGATGGTCGAGCGGATTGATGACCGGATCGAGATCGAGGATGCGATCCTGTCCGGAATGCCGTCCATCACCGCGCTCAACGCCCTGGCGGCCAAGGCGGCGCAGCCCGGCGGTGATCCTGCTGCCGGCGGGGCTCCTGGCGGCTCCGGGGCTGTGACGCCCAATGGCGGCGGCGCCAGCGCCGGCCAGGGGCCGAACGACCCAGCCCTGCAGGGCGGCCAGGGCGCCATGAACGCCCCGGCGGCGCCGGCCGCCAACGGCGCTCCCATGCCGATCGGGGCGCCGCCGAACACTGACGGCCGCCTTGGCGGCGCGTCGCCTTACCCGTCCGCTTAATCGAAGTGTCCGGAGTGTTGCAAAATGCTCCGGACACGAATATGATCCAGGGCAGTTAACCGGATTTCGGTTAACCGCGAGGTTTCACAGGAGAAGGAAACGGCGCATGACCATCAACGATGGCGACGATCGGAACTCGCCAGCCGATCAAACTGACACGTCCGCAGCCGCCGCAGCAGCGGCGGAAGCCACGGCAACGGACACCGGGGCAACCAAATCCGACGATACGGCTTCCTCGTCAGAAGCGCAGGGCGAACGCGAAACTCTGCTATCCGCCGTCAAAAAGGCGGTCGCGAAGCCGAGTGACGCAGGGACACCGCCCGGTCCCGAAGGGGCAAAGACGGACGGCGCTGCCGCCGAAGGCCAGGCTGAAAAACCCGAGGGGACCAGCCAGCCGAAGGACGGCAAGCAGGACGAATTGCTGCCCTTCCACAATCACCCGCGATGGAGGGAAGTCCTCGCGGAGCGCGACAGTTTCAAGGCCGACGCGGAACAGTACCGCGTGATCTCGACCTTCATGGAAACCAACGACTTGTCGTCGGAGGAAACCGCGGAGGGACTGGTCATCATGGGGCTGATGAAATCGGACCCCGAGAAGGCCCTTGAAATGCTGGAGCCGCATTACAACCGGCTCCGGGAAATGCTCGGCAAGGCGCTGCCGCCCGATCTGCAAAAGCAGGTTGATGAGGGGTACGTCACCGAGGAACTGGCGCGCGAGACGGCGCAGCTTCGCCGGCAGGCAGAGGCCGCGAATTTCACCATGGAGACGCAGGAGCGCAGCCGACAGCAGCAGGCCCAGGCTCAGGCTCTTACGGTGGTGAAACAGTCCGTCGAAAGGTGGGAGGCGCAGGTTCGGTCGACCGACCCGGACTATGCCAAGAAAGAACCGTTCGTGAAGGACCAGGTTCGTATCCTGGTCGTGCAGCGCGGCCGTCCCAAGACCGAGGCGGAAGCGGTGCAGATGGCGCAGGAAGCCTTGCAGATCGTGAACGGGCGAATGGGGGCCTTGCTCCCGCGCCCGGCCGCTACGCACCAGTCCCCGCGCCACGGTTCTTCGTCGCAATCGAATGCTGCGCCAGTGCCGAAAACGCTTGCCGAGGCTGTCCGTTTTGCTGCTGGACATACCAGCTAAACCGGACGATCGACAGCAACGGTGACGCCGCAGCCCCAAAGCTGAGAGGGCTTGAAAATGGCTTTTACCGGAGCCGAAATCACCAACATCGCCAATGCCGCGCTGGACTTCTATGTGAAGGGTCCGGCCATGAAGCAGTCCATCCAGAAGCGCCCGCTCCTGGACAGGCTGATGAAGAAGCAAAAGACCTTCCCCGGCGGCAAGGGGCAGATCAGCATCCCGGTGAAGGGCGTCATCACGTCGATGCTCGCCGGGTTCACGCATGATGACACGGTGTCCTACGCGACGCCGGCCAACATCAAGCGCGCGACCTACGCATGGAAGGAACTCCATGCCGGTATCTCGCTGACCCACACCGAACTCAAGATCGACGGTATCTCCGTCACGGACAGCTCGGACAGCAAGTCGACCAGCAACCATTCCCAGCGTGAACTGACCGTTCTCACCGGGCTGCTGGAGGACAAGCTGGACGAAATGGCCGAAAGCTGGGCCATCGACTTCGACACGATGCTTCATGAGGACGGCATTGCCGATCCGAAGAAGGTTCCCGGCATCAAGGCGCTTGTGACGGACGCTCCGGCGACCGGCACTGTCGGCGGCATCGACCGCGCGACGAACGCCTGGTGGCGTAACCGTGCGGCGACCGGCGCCGGCAAGATCACCGCGTCCGCCGCCAACCAGACGCTCACGAAATTCCTGCGCTCCGAGGTTCGCCAGTTGGCGCGCTACGGCTCGCAGCCGAATTTCATTCCCTGCGGCTCGGCGTTCCTGGAGGCGCTGGAATTGGAGGTCGCGGAGAAGGGCATATACACCCAGCAGGGTTTCGTGAAAAACGGCTCGACCGACATCGGTTTGCCGTCGATCTCGATGCACGGCGTCGGTGAATTTGTCTACGACCCGACGATGGACACGATGGGCCGTAGCAAGTTCTGCTACTTCCTTGACGATCGCCACCTGCGCCTGTGGGTGATGGAAGGCGAGGACCGCAAGACCCACACGCCGAAGCGCCCGGCTGACAAGTATGTCATGTACCGCGCGATGACCTGGACCGGCGCGCTCTGCGTCGACCAGTTCAACGGCATGGGCGTTTACGAGGTCGCGTAAGCGGCTTTGTGAGGGAGGCGGCGCCGGTTTTTCTCCTGGGCCGGCGTCGCCTTTCACTCCAGGAGCCAGCTTCCCCAAGCGGAGACAATCATGTCCCAGACTGTCATTCAGACCACCTTGGGATCGGACCTCGATACGTCCGAAACCATCACGCTACGGCGCCGCCGCCGTCGCCGGCACTCTCGTCGCCGGACTCGCGACCGGAACCGCGTCGACCACCACCACGGCGGACGTGCGCGGCACCTACACCCCCAACTCGGCCCCGGATGGTTCCAGGGCCTACAAGCTGATTGCGCTGCTGGAGAACCCCGCGTTCCAGGGCAATCCACAGGCGTAACCACCGCCGCCCCGGTGATGAGCCGGGGCGGATTTTCAACAGGAGAAGGATAGAGCCATGAAGATGGAAATTTGCGATTGCGTCGTCACGCTCGGCGGCGAACTGGAACTGATGAAGGTCAACAAGGCGGACGTTACCGTTGCCGAGGCCGTCATCATCAACGTCAAGCACGGCGGCAGCGCGGTGAACCACATCGCCAACATCCGCACCGTCGAAGTCTCTCCGATGCGCCTCAAGGCGGAATTGCAGGAGCGATACCTGAGCCGCGCCGGCGACGATGGCGACCGCGACATTGCGGACAAGCTGTTTCCAGGCATGTCGCCGCAATTCCCGGCCACCTTTGCCGAAGCCGGTTTTGAGGTGTCCGAGAACGCCTATGCGGCCGATGACGTTGAGGGCGCCCAGGAAGCCCAGGAGCCGGCGAAGGACGCCCCTGGCGTCACCGATAGCGGTAAAGGCGACCCCAGGCTCGACAAGCCCGCCGGTGGGCGCAAGGCGGTCGATCCCGATGCCGTCCTGGCGGCGGCGACCGGCAAGGAGAAGTAAGTCATGGCTCGCGGCACGCAGCTAACCATTCTGATTGACCAACTGCGTGCCGCGATCGGCCATTCGCAGAACGCCGCGCTCGGCCAGAATTTCCGCCCCGGCATGATCGTCGCGCTCCAGAAGGAACAGGAGCGGCTTTATCGCCTCTGGGACTGGACACACCTCAAGATCAAGCGCGAGGTCACGATGGCCGCCGGTTCGCGCGAGTACGCCATGCCGTCCGACATCGAACCGGAGCGCGCTATGTCCGCATGGTTCCGCGAAGCTGCGTCGATCGGCGCCGGTGGGTGGAAGCCGATCAGCTACGGTATCACGCTCGATCACTACAACGTCAGCGACAGCGGCAACGTCAGCGTCCGCAATGATCCTGTCCGCGCATGGATGATCGTTGAAAACCAGATCGAAGTGTGGCCGCGTCCGGCCACCGATGGCGGCAAGCTGATGATCGAAGGCATCAAGAAGCTGGGTCCGCTTACCGCCGACAATCATACCGCCGATCTGGATGACGGGCTGATCGTCGGTTTTGTCGCGGCGCGAATGCTCGCCAAGCAGAAAGACCCAAGCGCATCGCGCGTCCTTGAGGAAGCGCAGAGCCTTTACCTGCGCCTTATCGGCGCCCCGGTCGCACGCCAGCAGACGATCATCATGGGCGGCGGCGTCGATCCGTCCGAAGGCGCTTATCACGATTGGGAATTGCAGGTCTAAGCGATGCCGTACATCGTTGTCGAGGATTTCAGGGCTGGACTGGACGCGCGACGCTCGATCGTTGCTGGCGCCCCCGGCTCGCTGCACAAGATCGTCAATGCCCATATCACCCGCGGCGGCGATGTTGAGAAGCGCAAGGCGATTGCGTCCGTCTATAGCCTGCCTGCCGGCACGTTCGGAGCGCAGGCCGCGAACGGCAGCATCTACGTTTTTGGCTCGATCGCGACCCCTGGCGGCATCCCGTCCGGAATTACCTACCAGCGCCTCCAGCATCCGGACGGCCACTCGATGACGCAGATCGTCATGACCAAGATGATTGACGGCAAGGTCTATGCGCTGGCGAAGTTCAGCGACGGCTCGTCGCTGCCTTTCTACGATGGCGTCCTGGTGGACGAATGGCTAAATGGCGTCGTGCGCTCGACCTTCACGAACAACGATGGCATCGCGCAGCACTTTGCCGACATCATCAATGCTGGTGGCAAATTCACCGCCGTCAGGGCCGGGAATGAGGTTGAAGTCACCGGCACGAACAACAATGCTTTCGACGCGACCGCTGAGACGACGAATAAGACCGGCGGCGTCAACGATCAGACGATCACCATCACGCAGACGCAAACCGCTGTTCCTGCGGTCGATGAGATCACCGCGTCTTTCTCGTTCCGCGTCACCGGCGGTTCTTCCGCTGGTTCTGGCGCGATCAATAAGATTTGGGTCAACGGGTTCGATCAGCTTGGCGGCACTCCTGTCGCCTGGGCAACGTCGAACGAAGTGACCGCGCAGGCCATCGCGACGGCGATTAACGCGTACAATGTCGCGACTGCTGGGCAGAATTGGACTGCAACCGCGTCCGGTGACACCGTGACGCTCAAGGCGGAAGCTGGTACCGGAGCCGCGCGGAACAATTCGACCGTATCTTTCGAGGTTGCCGGCGACCTGACGATCTGCACTGGCGGTCTTGTTGTGACCGGCGGCACGTCCAACCCCGGCGTCAATCGCGTGACCGGCATTACCGTCAATGGCGTTCAGGTGCTTGGGGCGGTGGTGAACTACACCACGGATCATTCGACCACCGCCGCTGCCATTGCGGCGCAGATCAACACTTACACATCGTCGCCGGATTATAATGCGTTCGCCAACGGTCCGGAGGTCATCATTTCGGCCAAGGGCGGAACGGACAAGGTGCCGAACAATCTAACTGTCGCTGTCACTGTTGGCGGCGACGTGACCGTCACGCCAACCGCTGTCACGCGCACTTGCAGCACTCCATCCGGCGGTCGCGCTGGCGCCGCAGGCCAGCCACAAAAGACCAAACTTACTTTCGGCGGCACGTTCGAAGCTGGCGACAAATTCAAGGTGAAGCTGGGCGATTACATCTATGGCGCTGAGCGCGTGGCCGGTGAAACGCCAACCACCATCTTGCCGCTCAAGGACAAGGCTTATGTGTCCGCAAAGAGCCTGTTGTTCTTCTCCGGCGTGAGTGAGCCGCGGAAATACAATTCCGATGCTATCGGCGCAGGCTTCATCAATATGTCATCCAACTCCGGCGGCGCCGAGGACATCGTTGGGACCGGCATCTACCGCAACAACGTCGCCGCATTCACGCGGCAGACCGTTCAAATCTGGTTTGTCGATCCCGATCCGACGCTCAACAAACTGATGCAGGTTCTTGAAAATGTCGGCGCGATTGCCGCGCGCTCGATCGAAAGTTTCGGTGACAGCGACGTGTTCTTTTTGTCCGACACAGGCATTCGATCGCTGCGCGTCCGCGATACGACCGAGAACCTGAACGTCTATGACGTTGGGACGCCGGTTGATGACTATGTGAAAGAAGTGATGGCGCTCTTGACCGATGAACAACGGTCGCGCGCTGTTGGCGCTATCGAGCCGACAGATGGTCGGTACATGCTCGCGATCGGCAATAAGGTGTTCGTGTTCTCCTATTTCGCCGCATCCAAGATCAGCGCGTGGTCGGTATATGAGCCGGGATTTTCGATCAGCGATTTCACGATCCTGAATGGCAAGCTGTATGCCCGCGCCGGGGATACGATCTACGCCTATGGTGGCGCCGATGGAAACACCTACGACAGTTGCCGCGTCCAGGCGACCTTGCCATATCTCGACGCGCAGACGCCGGCCACGCATAAGTCATGGTCCGGTATCGACGCGGTTCTTGAAGGCGATTGGGAGATTTACGCCGGCACGGACCCTGAGCAACCGGACACGCGAGAACTGATTGCTGAAACCAGCAGTGTCACGTTGAACCGCCGCGCAATCGGCATGGTCGGCTACGGCTCGCATATCGGGCTGGAGTTTATCAGCGAGGCCCCAGGCCCGGCCAAGATCGCAAAGGCCGTGGTCCACTACAGCGCAGCGGAGGCCGGTTGATGGTCATTGCGCCGCTATCAGCCGACACCCGGCCCGATCTGGCCTATGTGCTGAACAACCTGCGGGAATGGGACCGCCGCGAGATTGCGGCCGTCTCCTGGTCGGATAACCCCCAGGACTGGATCGACGCGCACCAAAGCGACGACGCGCCGTTTTCCTTCATGGCCTATTCGGACACCGGACGGCCGGTCGCGGCCATTGGTGCTGCGGAAATGTTCCCTGGCCTTTGGTCGCCGTGGGCCTTCGGGACGGATGAATTTGGCTCGATCGGCCTGGGGCTGACCCGGTTTGTCCGCAATCAGTTTATCCCGGCACTGGAAGAACTCGGCTTTCGCCGGGCGGAAGTGCTGTCGATGGAAGGCCATGACCAGAGCCATAGGTGGCTGACGGCCTGCGGCGGCGTCCAGGAGGGGATTTTCCGCAGGTACGGCAAAAACGGCGAGAATTTCGTCCAGTTTGTATGGTATGGTGCGGACACGAGCGGACACGCGGGGTAATCGCCATGTGCAAAAGCAAGAAGGCCAAAAAGGACAAGTCCTTTGAGAAGGAACAGGCCCGCAAAGCGGCTGCCGTCAAAAAGGGTATGATGGGCATCGACGCCCAATTCAGCCAATTCGATGACAAGTTCTACGATGGACGCCGGCAGGCGTATCTTGATTTCGCCAACCCTCAGTTGGATGAGCAATATCAGGACGCCTACAAGAAATTGATCTTCGCGCTCTCGCGCTCCAACTCGCTCAATTCGTCGGCTGGCGTCGAGGAAATGGCTCGCCTGTCCAAGCAGCGCGACGACCGCAAGCAGGAGATTATGGACGCCGCTCGCGCCGCCGCCAATCAGGCGCGCTCGGACGTGGCGAACCAGCGTTCGGAATTGGTCGCGCAATTGAACAGCACATACGACCCGGACGCCACCGGGCAGGCGGCCATGCAGCGCAGCGCGCTTCTGGCGCAGGCTCCGGCATTCTCCAGCCTTGGCGACCTGTTCACGCTGCCGGCTGCGCTCGGCGCACAGGCGATCACGGAAGCGCGCTCGCAGCCGACGCGCTCGGGCGCGACATTGTTCCAGAACCCCACCGCCGGATCACCGATCCGGAGCGTCGGATAAGGAGGCGCCCATGTGTACGATTGCGGCAGGCATCGGCATGGCGCTTGCGCTCGGCGGCAGCGCCTTGAAGATGAAGCAGCAGAACAACGCGATCTCTGCCGCGCAGGGTGCGGCCGATCGCGTCATGAAGCGCAACATGCGAGATCAGCGCGGCATGGAAGGCGAACGCCTGGAGAAGTATCAGGACAGCCTCAAGAAGCAGTCCCGTCCGGAACAGGAGGCTTCTGCCGGCCAGATCGAACAGCAGATGGCGAACGACTATGCGCGCGAGGCCGAGGCGGATTATGGCGCGCAGCGCGAGGCGCCGACCGGGAACGCCGGCGGTGACGGGCAGAAGGTTGTCGCCGCAGAAGCGCGTCGCGCTCTCGCGGACGCACTGTCGCGCGCCAAAAAGCAGGGCGCCAACAAGGCGAAGCTGAACGCATGGGGTGAACAGGCGCAGCGCCTTGGCATCGACATGACCGGCAACGCCAACCACATCGCCGTGAACCAGAACCTCGCCCGCATTGCCAATGCGACGGCAGCCGCAAAGGCGCAGCGCGTATTCAACAACAAGATGGCGAAGGTCGGAGGTTTTGGTCTGGGTGACGCCCTGCAAGCCGCCGGTGCCGTTGTCAGCATGGGTGGCGGCGGCTTGTTCTCCGGTGGCGCTGGAGCCCCAACCGCGCTGTCGGCTGCTGGCGCCATGCCGGCAGCGCCCGCCGGCACGATGTTCGACCCGAAGCAACTGGCGAGTTTTGCCGGCGTCCCCGGCACCTACTGAGGCAGACACATGGCGACTTGGCAAACCAACACTGTCGGCGGGCTGCATCCAATCACGCAGTCCATTATGTCGCTTGCGGGCGCGATGTTCGATCCGGAGATTGATCGTCAGCGTGAACTCCGGCAAAGCCAGATCGCGGTCGACAACGCGCAGATCGGCAACTACAACGCCAACGCATCGAAGCTGGCGAGTGACACCGCCTTGAACAATCAGGTTCTCGGCGCGCGGAACAATGCCGCCAACGCCTTCCGGCTTGCCGCCGCCAGCGGCAAGGTGACGCCTGAACACGCGGCCTTGCTCTATGAAAACCTGATCCAGGGCGGCGGTGCGTCCGGCGGCGATGTCAGCCAGCTTGGCGACACGCTCGGCGCCATCATGCTGATGCAGAATGCCGGCGATCCGAACTATGTCCAGGATGCCACCACCGGCATGATGTTGAAGGGCCACATGCCTGACATGAACTTTGCCCCGACGCCGGGCCGTGCGGACGCGGTTTCTGCGCGCGACGCCGCCGAGGCATTCAAGCAAGCGACGACCGTGCAGGGCATGGCGGACGCCGCGGCGATGGACCGCAAGCGGCTGGAGGAAAGCGGGCTGGATCGTCGCGCGACCGTCACCGCTGGGGCCGGCGATACGGTCTACACCGCGCCCGGCGGTTTGTGGGGCGGCGAGGTGCTGAGTGGCGCCCCGACGATGGACACGACGAAGGCTGCTGCGGCGAGCGGTGCGATCCCGATGACCGACACCCTGTCCGCAATCCTGATGCCGCCGATCGAAGTCAGCCAGGGCGCCGGGCTCTTTGACAACCAGGGCAATCCGCTTGGCAAGCCGAACCTGTCGCCAAGGGATCAGATCGTTCAGAACCTCAACGATACCGGCTACACGCTCGATCCGTCGCAGAGCCTTGGCGAGAACACGGTCGCCGCCGCCGCGCTTGGCGGCGATACGGCGATCGACCATGACAACGGCGGATCGTCCGGCTCGGGCTCCAACCAGATCGCAACGAAGGCTAAGAACTGGTACGGTCCGGACGGCGCGCAGGGCATCACGTTTGACGGCAGAACCGATAGCATTACCGGCAATCCGCTGCCGGTCGGTTCGCGTCTTGGCACTGATTTCAACCCGCTTGCCGAGAACAAGAGCGGCGGCGTCGCAAAGAACTGGCGCGACCCGCAGACCAACGCCAGCGGCATCACCTTCGACGGCAAAACGGACAGCGCCACGGGGCAGCCGTTGCCGCCAAACGCGATGCTGTCGCAAAGGGTCGATGCCGAGCCGAACGCGCCTATCATCGCCTCGCCGCAGCAGATCGAAACGCTCAGCGGCTTGGCCGAACTGATGTTCGGTCAGTACGACGATGTGCCGGACGCGCTCTCGACGGCGATACAAACTCGCGCGTCCGAACTGTTCCAGAAGGGTGACGCGCAAACCGGGCTCGCGCCGGGGAACATGCAGACCGCGATCAATCAGGCGTTCGCTGAACTCGCGACCGTTGTTGAAGATGGTTTCGGCGCCCCTGATCTGGCGCCGCGAATGGGGGCGCCCGCCGTCAGCGCGCCAGCGGTCAGCGTACCGCAGGCCGGGGAGGGCGCGGTGGACAGCATCACCCAGCAGGCACTTGACGCGATCGCGCAGGGCGCCGATCCGGCCGCCGTCGCGGCCCGATACAAGAGCGCAACCGGCAAAGATTTGGTGATCCCGTAATGGCTGGCATGTTCGATGATCTGATCCCGCAGAAGCCGCAGGGCGCGCAGGCGCCGGCGGCTGCACAGCCGCAGGGCGGCGGGATGTTTGATGACTTGATCCCACAGCAGTCGCTTGGGGAATTGATCGCGCAGGACCAGCGCAACACGTCCGTATTGGGGCGGCTCTGGCGCGACTTGAAGGGCGGCTATCATGACGCGATGGGCGCGCTCAGTGAGGGCAGTCAGATAACGTCGCTGGAGCGCGTCATCGCCAACAACGAGGCGCTGGCCGCGCCGCCCGTACGGCCTGGGCAGACCGTTACCGATCCAGCGCAGGTGCGGGCGCTCATGCTTTCGGACATCATCATGGACCCCGGCCTTCCTGGGGTTGATGTTGATCCGGCAAATCCAGGGGCGCAGGTTGATTGGCGGGCGGCTACTGAGGCAGCGAACGCCGTCACGCGCGACTACATGCGCGATCGAGGCGCCAGTATTCAGGAGCACCGGGCCGCCGCGGCTGCCCAGCCACAGCGTCCGGTTATTCAAGCGATGAGCGATGCGGATGGCTTTGTCGA